TGATGCCTCTGACGCCGTCAGCGTTGACCAGAAGCTCCTCGTAGTCGTTCCCGTACTTGCACAAGGTTCGTGCAATTTCCCAGATCTCTTCGTCCATGCGAAGCGTTCGATTGAACAAGTCATCGAGGTTGCTTTGCAGAGTCTTGTCTGGAGAGGTGATCCAGATGGTTCGGTGGAGAACGGAGTCTGGCTGAGTCGCGTCGTCCGCGAGGATGTCGAGGGCAGTGGCGATCTCCCCGTAGTCGTCCATCTCCTCGTAGTCAGCGAACCGGAGGAGGAGGTCCGTGTCAAGGCGCAGGTAGTCCGTGAGGGCGTCGTAACCCACACCCGACATCAGGTCGATGGCTGTGGCGTCGCCACCGCCCAATTCGCCCGTCGCACCCTTGGCAAGCTGGATGTTCGCTTGGTCCTTGTCGCGGCTGAACGCAGCTGAAATTCGCTTGGCGACGTCGTCCGCGAATCCCATCAGCCTCTCCCTTTGAGTGTGGCTGCGAACGCACCTGCGAACTCAGCAGGGTTCTCCGCCAACGCTTTCGATACCTGCTTCGCAACCGAGTCCGCAAGGGAACTCATACGCCAGAAGTCGGCGGGACGCATTCCCTGTTGCTCAAGCATCTCGCAGAACCGCTCTGCAACAACCACAGCGACGTCGGTCAGCACGACAGATGGCGGAAAGTCCTCGGCCAGCTTCACAGCAGTCTCGCGCTGCTCCTTGGTTGCGCGCAGGAGGATAAGACCCTCATCACCTGCAGGGACCCACTCTTTGACAAGAAGAGTGTCCAATTCACGCCGCAGCTGGTCGACCTTGGTGCTCATCCGCGACCTCCTGTGCTGCTTCCTCGGAAGAAAGGCAACGGTTCCCAGCGTTCGGCGCCTGCGCCTGCATGTCCGCCTCCGACCTGTCCTTGGTACTGGTCCGTCATCCAAGAGTCTCCCCCTGTAGCGGATTGGCGAAGAATCGGAAGCGGGGTCGTGAGTTGCTGCTGCCCCAGCGTCCACAGCACACCGGCGAGGGCGTCCGCGCAGTCCTTGGAGCCTCGGACCGGGTGATCGATCTTCCGACGCCGGTAGTCCCGCTGCAGCTGCCGAAGCTCGGTCTGGAGGGTGGCGTGCTCGTACATGAACACCCGGTCCTCGTAGAACGCTGTTTTGAGGGCCTCGTAGGGTTCCGTGCTGGTGTCGACTGAGACGATTTTGGCGTTGAAGCCCTTCTGATTGAGCTGCTGCACCAAGTCCGTCGACTGGTAGGAGTCCGTCGAGACAGACGTGATGGTGTAGCCGTGTTGTGCCAGCTCGTAGATGAGGCGCCGCACGTCGCCGAGGATGATTTCGTCTCCGGGCGGCGGAGTCACTCGAAGCATCAGGTCGACCACGAAGACGGGGGCCCGCTCCAGATGCTGCTCACCGTTCGGGCCCCGGCGGACCACATCTCGAAAACTACCGATGTGCGCCATGCAGAGGCCCAGCGCGTCGTGTCGCAGCCCGATGTCGATGTGAACGTGGCGCATCGCGTTGGGGTTGATGATGGGTCTCATCATGTCCGTCTGGCCGCGCATCGAAGGGTCCGGCGTGAGCCGGACGGCCTTCTCCCATACGAATTGACCGCCCTTCGACGGGTCGTACTCCGGCTTTGAGAAGAAGTGCCGGTCGGCACCGTATGTCTTCTTGTCCTGCTCGACGGCATCCACCAACTTCTCACGTCTTTGTATAAATGGACTGACGCTTACAACGCTGCACCCAGCTATATCTTTTATACTGCCCTCAAGATCGCGCTCGAAGTCAAGTTTGAAGTCCTCGGGGACACCGATGATGAGCGTTCCATCTGGGAGTGACGGACGGATGCGGTCCGCCTCGCCCGGATCGAGAATCTTTGATGGGATCGTCTCATTGCCGACGAGCACATGAAACTTGTCGACGGAGTAGTAGTCCTCGGGCTTGATCTCCCAGAGCGCGTAGTCGCGGACGAACAGGGTGGGGTCGTCGCGCGCTTCCTTCAGGCGGCGGCTGACGAAGTCTTCGTGGGTCGTCTTCGATGATGCAATGAAGAGGATGCCCGGGAGCTTCCCTGCCTTCTCAAAACGAGACTTCATACGTCGCTTGAGCGAGGAGTAGATGAGGTCGGCGTGGTCGACGACGCCTGCTGCAGCAGAGTACTTCCCGCGCTTCGGCAAGAAGTTACCTTCGTCCATGAAGGCGCTGATGACGTTGAGACCGAGAGCCGAGGTGTCAGTCGTGGCGCGAGGAGCCACCCACACGTTGTGAGGGAACCGCAACTCCTTCTTCGTCGCAGAGAAGGGGAAGTTCTGCATGAAGTACGGCGACGCCGTGATCTTCGTCTTGATGTTCTCGAACACGACCTTGGTCGCCAGTTCCTCATTCACCGAGAAGCAGGCGAGCGTGATGTTCGTGTCCTTGGCGAGGCCGAAAGTCTTGTGAGGGTCTTTGAGGCATGAGATTTCGTAGAGCACGCGCGCGATACCGATCGTGCAGACGAAGGTTTTTCCGATGCCGATTGCCCCGGTGATGATGCATTCGTTGTAGCCGCCTGAGAACAGGTCCACGAGGTCGTCGAGGAACTTCGGGTAGAGCGAGTCGCAGGTGTTCCCCAAGAAGTTCGGGTCTTTGATGAAGGTCCGCATGTCGACTGGCGGCGTCTTGTACTCAGCTGCCGACAGGGCGGCGAGCAGGTTCGGTTGAGCAGGCTGGAACTGCGTCGCTGCTGACCCGGTCGGGGTCGGGAGGTGGAAGTCCTGCAGGATAATGCGCAGGGCCTCGCGCTCCTCTGGGGTGAGCGTCGACATCTCCTTCTTCAGCGACTCGTCCAACTCCGAAGCTGTGCGGACGCTGACAGTTCGGCCTTCACGGGTTACAAGCATCTTTCAGTCCTTCGACGTGTCGTTCATGTCGATGAGGTCACCGGAAGGATCATTGGACAGTTCGTCCATCTCCCCCGCGAATTCAGGGTTGCGATCGGACCGCTCCGCGATGGAAAGCAGCCGCTCGGCGATGGCGAGCACTTTGCGTCGAGACTCAGAACTGTCGAGCACCTTGACCACTCCGGGGTTGTCGGCGTAGCGGGTTGCGACGTCAGCCATGAGAGTCGCAGCGACACTCACAGTCCCAAGTTTTCGGTCGTTGATGCCGAGGTCCATCTTCAGTTGGGCCGCAGAGGCAAGGATCTCACGAGCGGTTCGGATTTCCTGTGTCATCGACGGCAGCAGCTTCTTGATGTTCTGCTCGGTCTTGAAGTCGATGGCGACCCGGTCCATCTGGATCTTGTAGAGACGGTGCATCTCCTCCAGTTCGTTGAGCCCGGCCTTCACCTCTGCAACCGACTTCTCAAACACGACGTTCAGAGGCCCCGCGCGCTGGGTCGCCGGGATGGACATCCGGTACTCCGTGAGGAGGTTGACCAGCGAAGCCGGGGTCATGTTGGTCATCTCGTTGCGTTCGTCCTGCACCCACGCAGCCACAATCCGTCCCGAAACACCCTCTTCCACCAGCTTCTTGTGCAGTTCCTTGAAGCACTTGAGGTTCCGCAACGACGCGAAGTTCGTCGATCGGCTCACGGGGCGGATTCGACCGCCCTTCTTCGGCAGAGCGCTCTTCGGCGCCGCGTCCTTCTTGGGTTCGCTCATGCAAGTACCCTAACAGGATGGAAGGGCTGTCAACAACGGGGGAACTGGTTTCATTTGCTTCCCCAACTTTGGCCCCCGCCGACTTCCGCGCGCGTCGGGACGGACGGAAGCATTGGAGCGATGCCTTCGATCATGCCGTCGTGCAGCTCCTGCCGAACGTGAATTTCCAGTTCAGGATCCTCGTCGTGTTCGCAGACGATCTCGTCGTGGACCATATGGACCGGCGCGCACTTCGCCCCCTTACCGAGAAGGGGCGTTCGCCCTGCAAGCTTCTTCATACGGTCGTAGACGTTGCGGATGGCAACCTTGAGGCCGTCGGCCCCAGTGCCTTGGATGGGGCTGTTGTAGAACTCGTTGTGTGCCTTCTCATCCTTGATGATGCGTCGACGACCCCAAGCCGTCCGGGTCTCGCGCTGACGCTTGCCTGAGTCCATCGCCAACCGATGCCACGAGTCGATCCCCGCGTATGCCTCGAAGAAGCGTCGGCGGAACGTGCGGGCTTGGTTCTCCGTGAACGACACCCCGTAGCCCTGCTTCGCGTACATCACAAGGCGAGCGGCCTGCATCCCGTAGATGAAGCCGAAGTTGACCGGCTTGGCTTGCTGGCGTTCGGCCTTCACGATCTCCGACTCAGGCTTGCCGGTCACGAGGGACGCCGTCGCGTAGTGAGCATCGCGGTCGTCTCGGAACACCTTGATGAGCACCGGATCCTTGGAGATCTCGGCAACAATCCGCATCTCGATGTTGCTCCAATCGCAGATGGCCAAGGTTCTACCGGGCTCGGCCCTGAAGCAGTCTCGAAAGGCACCCCCACGAGGTACTTGCTGGAGGTTCGGTCCTCGATTCGCGTAGCGCCCCGTGTCTGTGAAAGGGAAGTACGACGAGTGGATGCGACCCGACGTCGGGTGGATATTCTTCAGGTACTCCTCGCCGAACGCCTTCACCGACTGCGCATAACCTCGGTACTCGATGAACTCTTTGAGGATTGGCCAGCGGTCAGCCTCCATAGCCAGCGTCATCTCCTTCGTGTCCATCAAAGGGACTGTCTTCGTCAGCCCGGTCTCCGGGTCTTTCCACTTCTGCTTCACTCCCAGCATGTGGAAGGACCGAAGGATCTGGTCGGTAGAGTCGAGGTTGAAGCTGGCAGGACCGAAGAGGCCCAACTGGTTCGATGGGTTCGGGAGCTTGGAAAGCAAGCTTGCCCGCAGCCGCTCCAGCTGAACCCGGTCCGATGCTGTCCGCGTGAGCCACATATCTTTGTTGAGGAAGAACCCGTTCAGCTCCATGCACGCTTCGGGGAGAACCGCATTGAACTCCAGCTGTGCAATCTTCACCAGCCGCGCATCGACGATCTTTTTCTTGAGGACGTCGCGGAGCCGGGGAAGCTTGTCGATGTCGTCTGCGGCGTAGTCAAGCTGTCGCTGTGTCAGCGTCCCGTCCCAATCGGAACCGCCGAGGTCTTCGACGGTCGCGGCTTCGCCCAGCTCGCGCTTGTAGAGGCTCCACAGGTCGTGCTTCAGCCCGGGGAGGCCCGCG